TTTTTTTGCTCTTCTCAGCCTCGAGCGCAGCCATCGCCGCCTGCGGGCCGGTCGTGACACCGTCGAACTTGAGCGTCGCCGCGAGATCGTCGTGGCCGGGAAGACCCGCGAAGACGTTTTCGATCGCCTGGATGCGATCGCGCTCGGCGCTCGCCCCTTCAGCCATCCCCTCAGCGATCAAAGCGGATGCCAGATCCGGATGCTCATTTTTCAGCGTGGCCATATCCATGGCGCGCACCTCCTGGTTGTTGAGAAAGTCATCGCCCGCACCGGGGCTGGCATCGGAAGCGAGAGAAACACCGTCCTCGATCGCCTCAGAGAGATCGCCCGGAAGGGCAAACTCTCCGCCCATCGCTCGCGCGATGAGCTCGTTAAGCGGAGACATATCATCCGCCAGACCTGCTTGCAACGCCTGCGCCCCCATGAACGTGCGCCCGTCCGCCATCTCGGAAATTACCTGATCGACGCTGACGCCGCGATTGCGCGCGACGTCCTCGACGAAGATCGAATAGGTGTAATCGACTTGGTCCTGGATCGACTGCCTCCCCTCATCGGAGAGCGGCTCATATTGCGAGGCGATCCGCTTATATTTGCCCGCCGTGATCTCGGTGGTCTTGACCCCCGATTGAGCTTGCGAGCCGCTAACATCGGTGTGCGTCGCGACGACGCCGATCGAGCCCAGCGTCGTCGTCCCGTCCGCGACGAAGACGCGATCCGCCGCGGACGCGATCCAATAAGCCGCGCTCGCCGCGACGCCGTCGGCGTGCGCCAGGATCGGCTTAGATCCGCGCGCCGCGTAGATCAGATTTGCGACCGCCTGCGTCCCGTCGACGGTCCCGCCGGGGCTATCGATCGCGAGAATGATCGTCTCGATCGCGTCATCGTCGAGCGCTTCCTGAATCGACTGGCCCAGCTGTTGCAGGCTCGTCCCGCCGCTGATTTGGGTCATTAGGTTCATGCGCTTCGCGAGCACGCCATCGACCGGGATCACCGCGACGCTTCCCGCGACGTCATAACCGCTCGTCGCGCCTTGCATCGGCTTGCCGATCCGCGCCTCGAGCCCCTTCACGTCGATTTTGTCGCCGCGAAGGTGCGTCTCGTAGATCCCGCGGACCTCGCGAAACATTTCCGGAGTGATCGCCCAAGGGCCGTTTACGATATCGGAGAGCTTCATCTAGTCGTTCTCCTGTCCGGGGCCTTCGGGCGTTTCGGGTTTCTCGACGTCGCCTTCGCCGTCACCGTTGGCGGGCGGACCCTCCGGCGGGGTCGGATCCTTGACGTTGGCGTTCGGTAGCGCCGCGTAGAAGCTGACGAGATTAAGCTCTGCCATCTTCTGCTCTTCGCGCGCGCGCCGCTCGACTACCGAATTCCAATCAGCGCCCGTCAGCTGCGTGCAAGCGTCCGCGTGCGTCGTGAGATTGAGCTCGAGCAAGCCCTTTTGGGCTTCCACTTCCTTAACCGGATCGATCTGGCCGGGGCTATCGCCGACCCACTCGGCGCGACAATAGGCCGCGCGAATAGCGGGATCCGCAAAAAAGCCGGGGGCCTCGATCTTCCCGAGCGCGACCGCTTCCTCGAGCCATGCCTCGAATATCGGCTGACAAAACATCATCGCCAGCCAGTTGCGCCGGTTCCGGAAGAATCGCCACGCCTCGAGCATCGCCGCGCGCGCCGCCGAATAGCTCGCGGTAAAATGCTTAATCAGCACTTCAAAGGGAAGCTCGAGCGCGACGCCGATCTGGCGAAGCACCGCCTGGACGAAGGGGTCGAACGCGGTGTTCGGCCTTTTGGGATCCGCGAAGTCGACTTTTTCGCCCGGATTGAGATCGAGGATCGCACCCGGTCCCATTTGCAGCGCGTCGCCGCTCTGCGCCGTCGCCGCGTTGGAACCGTCGCCCATGTCGAGCCCGTTTCCGCCCTCGCTGGTGACGAAGACCGTAAACATCGAAGAGATGACCGCCGCCGTCACTTCCGCGCCCGTATAGTCGCCGAGCTGCTTCAGGTGCTCGATCACCGGAGCGATATAGGGAACGCCGCGCGTCTGGCCGGGACGTCGCTTGTCGTAAAGGTGGACGATATTGCGCCGCCCGGTGCGTGCGCCGAACGCCGGGATGATATCCCAATCGAGCGACATAGGCGTGAGCCCGCCAGGATGCTGGCGCAAAACGTGATAAGCGACCGGAGCGCCGAATTTATCCTTCTGCACGCCGCCGGAAAGCGTCTCGGTGTTCGTGCCGTAATTCTTATTCACGACGCGATCCGCCTCGATCAGCGCGATCTTCGTCGAATAGCTCGAGGTCCGGCGCGGGATCATCGGAATCGACGCGAAGACGTCGCCGCTCTCGAGCGCCGATCGGAACGCGAGCGCTTGGATCGCGTAAAAATCTTGCGCGCGCGTCGCGTCGCACGCCGAAGGATTGCTTGCCCACGCTTCGAATTCGCGCTCGACCGTGTGCTGCCACGCCTGCGCTTCGTCCTCGTCGAGCTCGAGCGCCGCCGCGTCGATCGTCGAGCGCAGCGTGAGCCCGGATCCGACCGCGCTCGTCGTCACGGTATTGATCGCGCCGAGGGCGAGCGGATTATTCCGCATCAGATCGCGCGAGCGATTGCGGAGCCAGCGCAGATCATAGACCGTGTCGGAATCGCCGGATCCGCCGTAGGGCGTCCAGTTAGCCGTTGCGCGCCGATCGAAGCGCGCGCCGTACCATTGCCCCGCGATCGCCATCTGCGTGCGCGCCTTCAGCCGCGCGATCGCGCGTTGCGGAGCGAAAAACTCGACGAGCTTGTCGACTACGTTCGGAGCCGGGGGCGTGAGCGCGCCGCGAGACTTACTCATTGCCGGAAGGGTGCCGCGCCCTGGCCCTCTCCGTTCGGTGCGCCGTACCGGCAACGGATCCCGCCGCCGCGCGACAGCCGCGCGACTTTACGATCCCAAAATTCGATGTTGCTCCGGATCTCCGCCGCGTTCGCGCGCGTCAGAGAGCGTCCGCCGATCGAATAGGATTGCCCGGAAGCGACCGCGTCATCAGCCGCCATCCACGCATCGAGCTTGGCAGTCGCTTGATCGAGAGTAATTCCGGCCATGCGCGCGGGGGCCTTCTCACCTAGAGGCCCTTTTTATTTCACGCGCCTAAATAGCTGGCAATTGAAGCGAGACTTCAATTTGTTGGGATGCCCGCGCTTCGAACGCCTCGAGCTCGTCGAGCCGGAAGCGGAGACGTCCCGCTTTGCAGAGCGTCGCGGAGCTTCGCCAGATCGCGAAACATGCTCGGGTTGATCTGATTTTGCAAAACGAAGAGCAAGCCCAGCGCGTAAACCTCGAGGTCGAACGCCTCATTCCGTCCCGTCGCGTGGTACTCGACTTTGATCGCGCCCGTCCGCGGGTGGCGCTTGGTGATCTTCTTTTCGGACGTCATCTGATCGAGGTATTGCTCCGGAACCCATACCGGCAAGTGCATATAACCCGGACCCGGCTCGACGATCTGAAGCCGCGAAATTATTCGGTCCTTCGCCGCCGTCGTTGCCATCAGGAACAGCCGGACATGCGCGCGCTTCGTCGAGCTCTCCATCGCGATCCCTGGCCGCGAGAGATATTCGCGCCCCTTCAGCGCAAAAACCCGCTCCGACTGCCGGGGCTGCACGTAATCATAGACCGCGCCCGCTTGGTCGCCGCTGTCGATCCCGAATATTGTGCACCGCATCGTGCGATCGGATCCGATCACCGCGAAGTCGCGCCGCCGCCACTCGTCGAGCCGCTCCCAAACGGTCGCATCGCTCGACGGATCGCCCCAAAAAATCTCATAATCGACGAGCCAGGATTCTTCGCCTTCGCCGAACGCGATCAGCTTCGCCTCGATCCGATCGCCCTGGACGTCCGCCGCGCCGATCAGCACCGCCGCCGCATTGGGCACCGTCCCGCGATCGTGCTTCTCGAGCCGCCGCGCGAGCATGTTCGCATTGAGCGCTAAGCCGATCTCTTCCCACGTCTCCGCGAGCTTCGTATTCGTCCACGTCTTCAGCTGCTCGGGCGATCCCTTCGCTTTGAGAAAGCTCGAGGCCATATCCGCCCAAGTCATAAACGGAGAATATAGCCCGTTGAGATGGAAGCCCGCCGTAACGCCGTCGCCGGGGGCCGTCGCCTGCCATTGGCCCGCCTCGATCATCGCCATTTTGTGACGCTCTTCGATCAGCACGTTGCACGCTTCGCAGAGATACGCTGCGGTTTTGGGAAGGTGCTTCCCCGTCTTCGGATCGCGCTGCCATCTCAGCCGCGTCGAGCCGTCCTCATCCTTCCACCTTAGCGTCTGCATCACGCCGCAATGCGGGCAGGGCACGAAGTAATAGCGCTGATCGGATCGCTTATATTCGCGCTCGATCGCGCTAAACCCCTTGATCGTCGGCGTCGACGTGACGAGCAATTTTCTCCGGCTTTGGAACGTCTGAAGCCGTTGCTCGAGCAGATCGAGCGGATCGCCTTCGCCGTCGACGTCGATCGGCCAGCGATCAATTTCGTCGCCGTAGCCGTACCGGATCGGCAGCGCCGCGAGCGCGCTCGCGCTGTTCGTCCCGGTGAGGA